CCTCCCGGACAAGGCGGTAGTGGCGGCGGAGCTGACGGAGGAAGGTACGATCCTTTTTTACAAGCAGATGATGCACAGGTAAATACCGGCGGCGGCGGCGGTGGCGGCACGAGTACTGATTTTCAAAACGCTGGAAATGGTGGTTCTGGTATTGTTATTATCAGATACAAAATTTAGGAAAGTGGATTTATGAACCGAATATACGCAGTAGATAACTTTAAAACAGGCAACTGGTCACTAAATATATCTGAGATCGGAACAGGAACCAATGATCTGTATATTACATTTACAGAAGAAGCCCCTATAATTATTTTTATAAATCTTAAGTTTGGATATGAACTTAAACAAGATGATAATATCAAACAATACGGTGTATATCCACCTCCGGGTGTACGATACAGGCATTCCGATCAGGAATACCTTGAAGTCGTAAGACTTAATACCAAAGCCGATGAATCATATACATTATTTCTTTGGGCTGAAAATAATGGTGAGCGGTTTGAAAAAGAATTTAATTTAGAAATACCGAGACCAATTCAACCATATGCATCATGGGAATGGAATGTAACAGAAAAAAAGTGGGAAGCACCAATACCATGCCCAGATGATGATAAATATTATCAATGGAATGAAAATATGCAATCATGGGATGTGGTGGAAGATGGTCACATCTCGTAAATGTAGTTATATGACTATTAAATAAATGCACAGCGTAAAAAACATTAATATTAATTTTTAGGTAATAAACGAATGGCAATCAACTTTCCAAATAACCCGTCAACTGATGATACATTTACTGTTGGAGATTACCAATATGTGTTTGATGGGGAAAAGTGGAAAAATTCTACATCTCTAACCACTACACCTAATATTGAGTCAATTAATAAAGTTGGTACAGATGGTTCAGGCAATATCGGCTCAAGTTCAAATAGTTTTGACACTGTATTCGCCAAAGCAACAAGTGCACAGTATGCTGACATTGCTGAAAAATATGTATCAGACGATGTTTATTCTCCAGCAACTGTTATTAGAATTGGTGGTGAAAAAGAAGTTACTATTTCTACAAAATATGCTGATTCACATGTGGCTGGTATTGTAACTACTAACCCAGCATTATTAATGAATAAAGACCTCGAATCTGAATACGTTACAGCGGTTGCTCTAACTGGACGAGTTCCGTGCCAAGTTATAGGTGCAATTAAAAAGGGTGACGTCTTAACAACAAGTGACACTCCCGGTGTTGCTACAAGATTGTTCAATGAAGACTTTGTTCCCGGGTGTGTTATTGGTAAAGCACTTGAAAATTATAATAGCGAAAATCCGGGAACTATAGAAATTTTAGTTGGAAAAGTATGATCCAAGAACGTTATAGATCTGATTATCCCGGCGAGTTTGTTATTTTGCAAACGCGAATTGAAAACGGAAAAAAGGTTCAAGATCGTGAATGGATACCAAACCCGGTAGAAAACCAACACATATCATCTCGTGCAGCAGTTCTTGTTGGTACTGTAAAATCAAACTGGTATAAAGAAGGCAATTTAGAGCGGCATCGTGGCGGACACTTAGGAAAAGTAAAGTTACAAACGTATGGTAATGAAGATAGTTGGAGAAACTTGCGACTTGACTTTGCCTTTTTAAATGATATTAACGAACTTGATGAGATAATTGATAATCAGTATCAAGAAAAAACTGCTGTATACAGCAACTCCGCCAACTGTATAAAAAGACCCGGCGAATTTTTTCTTCTTCCGTATAATCCCAAAATACCTAGTTTTGCTGGGATACTATACCTTTCGGCATTTGATGAACATGAAGAAATATTCATTTGTGGTACTGATGGGTATGGACCTGATAACTATCCAAGCCAAAAAATACTAAGTGCAGTATCAGAAGTTTTTCGTTGTTATAGCAATACTACATTTTACTTTATATTAAACAAAGAAAAATCGCTACCAGAACAGTGGCGTAGGTTTAGAAATGTGAAAATTATGGATCACGGTAAGTTTGTATCTTATTGTGATTTATAAGAATCTTTAAGTGTATCTACTTTTAATTTCACTGATTCTATATTAGTAGTTGACCACAACCCCGGATGCATTGGGTTGGGCAGTTGACCTGAATCAATCCAAGCATATCCATAATGTTCGTGGTTGAGTGTTGGCTCAAATTCGCGTTCTATCAGTGATAGAAACGTATGGTAAGTAAAATGATTATCTGGGCTAGTAAATTGCTCTATCGGTGCCAGTTTAATTGATTCTGGCCAAATCCCGAGTTCCTCAACACACTCACGCTCTAATGCACCTAATAGCGTTTCTGGTCTATCAACCTTTCCGCCGGGGAGACCCCAAGTGCCGGGATGTTTTCTATCATTACGAAGAAGATATAGATATCGGTCTGTTGAGAGCGAGTAGAACCACACGCCCACCGCTGCTACAGAACGACGTTCCACTCTCCCCCTGCGTATAGGCCTTGATAACTTTTTAACCATGTTTCACCAGTCCACCTGTATTGTATACCCGTAGTTATGTTTGTTGCAACCTCTACCTGAGATGAATTTGCAGAATCAAAGGCCACCTGCCAAGCCGAACCATTGTACTCAATAATGTCGTTTGCTTTGGCTACAATGTCTCCCCACGCATCAGCCGCATCTTCATTTTCTCCATCACCAATATCATCGGTTAACAAGTAACGTTGACCTGTAATTGCAGCGGGTAAACCAAATCCCGGTCCATTTCTGGTTGGATCAATAACAGAATCAACAGGTTGAAGTGTATTTTGAGGTAGTGTATCAGCGTCAGGCGTGAATAATAAAAACCTGTCATCTGTTGGATGGAAAGCAACTGTACCAACAATATCTGTATTATCAAATGGATTGTCAATACGCAACTGGCTTATCCCATCTCTTAATTCTCCAAACTGCTCAATAACCGGCTTCCAAAATGCTTGATTATTTTCTCGCTGTTCAACTTCTAGTGTATTTCTATTAAAGTCAGGTTCATTATTCTCAAGTATTTGCACTTGATTATCTAATAGTAGTATTTGATATCCATAAGGTGTAAATTTTTGACGTGTTCCAAGAAGCAAATCTTCATCAAAAAGAGCATCGTTGGCATCACCATTGGCATCATAGACTGATGCTACCAGTTTATTAACAACACCAAGTTTCTTAACTTTGGCTGGTGGTGAAAGCCATATAGGAATAAGAAAAGTCATTGACATAATATCAATAGAACTATCTGTACCCATAGGAATTGTTCGGTTAGTCCAGTTTGTTCTTGTTAGTTCAACTGTTGTTAAACTAGTCCAGTCAATAAAATTATCAGTACTCTGTATTTCCATTGCTGGGTTAAAAAGGGCGGCAATCTGTTCAAATACTTGTAATTTTTGATTGGTATTTGAAGTCCATATATCAAGATTAACGGACATATTATAAGGAACTGGCATTAGACGCTCTACAGTAAAAGCATTGCCTTGTGTGACTTCATACTCTTGTGTGTTTTCATCATATTCACGCTGTCTGACGTGCATTTTATTAACGTGATACGGTTCTTGCATTCTAGAACGTTCATACTCTAGTGCAGAAATGTAAAATGACATCGATGGTGAAGATGGCAATACTGATGCTGAGTTGTTTTGGGCGGCTGTAATTGCCTGACGACTTGGGTCACCATACTTTATGGGTATACTTTGTAATATAGTATTCCCAGACTCATCGGTTCCATATTCTACTTGGAAATTGCTAAAAATTCTAGTAAATTGTAATAGAAAACGCCGAATCTGGTTATCATAAAAAAATTGTTGAGCCATTCTAGTTGTCTGCCCTTGGTTTTAATATATCACTAAGACTTTGTCTACTTGGAACATCACCACGATCAGTTGTTGAAACGGTGTCAGTGTTGTTGACAAACCCACTATAGAGTGACTCATTGTTGGCACCCGGTGTGAGGTCTGTGCGAATATTGTCTTCTACTTTAACCCACCGCGAACCACTATATCTAAACAATCGGTTTGGAAAGTAATCTAATCGTAACGCATAATCACCTTCACTAGGGTTATTAGGAAACGAAGTGCCCGGAGTAACTGGCAATCCATTTGGTGGAATTCCGTCACCCGTCAGATAGCCCATTGTATAACCATTTGATTTTGGTGTGGTTTTTTCTACGGCAATAGTACTATCATCAGTCTGTAAATCCTCTTGGGAAGCGGGGCGTCCTTCATCATCGGTGGCTACAATATAAAATTTAGTTGTATCATAGCCACTTAGTGGCACTTCTTCTTCGGCTTGTTGTAATATTTGCTGATTAAATTGCAAATCTTTAGACAGTGTGGTGATATTTTCACTTAGTGTATCTGGGGTATATTCTGTCCAGTATGCAGAATCGCCGATTTCAGTTCCCGATGGAACATCTTGGCTTGCTTGATAATACGTATCACCGTCCACCACAATGCTTCCTTCTGGATAAAAATTTTGTGAATCCCACTGATTATCTTGTTCGAATGGTTCTTTTAATATGTCATTATATTCTTGGCTTCCGGTCATTGGCACCGCTTTTATACGCCACAGATGTGGTTGCCACGTTGGTGAGAAACCTTCGGCTGCGAATGCAGCATCTTGAACAACATAATATCTAGGCAGTGCTTTGGCACCACTGGGATCAAGTGGATGGTAGTCTCGCAAATTTGGTGCTTCTAGGACATCACCAGCCATAATTTTTCTGCCGAGCGTATCAATCATATTATTATAATGAAATGTAATAAAAAGTGTGTCATTATTCAGAAATAAGCCAAACTGACTAAGATCAAAATCTATATCTTGTATATTATACACGCCCCGCATTACATAGATGTCTGGATCGTATTCACGGTCTCGGTTTTCTAATAGCAAGACATCTTCGATAAAACTTGGATCAGCCTCGTTATACGCAGGTTGGGTAGCGTCATTAGATTCTTCTTTCTGACTTGGACCAAGATATTTGTGAAGATATAAGTCAGCACCACCTATTGTGTACATCTCTGATGCACGGCGGTCAATGAATTTGTAATCGTTTGTACGATTTGGGCGATATAGCGATAAACGTGGCATTGAATGTATTTAGCGTCAAGTTGACAACTCATATCAGGAGTGATAATGTTTAATATAGAATAAATCTGCTTACACAGAATATTTGGCTATATATTCTGGTTCGTGAAATAAGAGGAAATACACACAATGCGTTTGGAAAATGATCTCAAATTAGATTATTCTGATGTTTTAATTCGGCCTAAACGGTCGACGTTGGGTTCAAGGAAAAATGTTGAACTTGAACGCAAGTTCGCATTTAGAAACTATGAAGCAGCATTTGAACATAATAGTTGGGAAGAATATCATTACCGGGGCATTCCTATCATGGCGTCTAATATGGACGGGGTAGGTACGATGGCTGTTGCTGAAAAACTAGCCAGTATGGGATTATTTTCTTGTCTTGTAAAAACTCATTCAGAAGAAGCATTAGTTGAATTCTTTGACAACGGTCCTGATTATCTTACTGACTATGTAGCAGTGTCAATTGGCATTTCTGACCAAGACCTTATACATTTTGAAGCAGTGTATGACAGACTGCAGACAGATATAAAGTATGTGTGCATAGATGTAGCCAATGGATATTCTGAACGTTTTGTTGATTTCGTAAAAGACTTTAGGAATCAATTCCCACATGTTGTTATTATCGCGGGCAATGTAGTCACTGGTGAAATGACCGAAGAACTCATTCTTAATGGTGTTGACATTGTAAAAGTAGGAATTGGTCCCGGTTCAGTTTGCACCACCCGAATTCAAACTGGTGTGGGCTATCCGCAACTAAGTGCTGTTATCGAATGTGCAGACGCAGCACACGGTTTAGGTGGACATATTATCGCTGATGGTGGCTGTACTTCGTCAGGAGATGTTGCCAAAGCCTTTGCAGCAGGTGCTGATTTTGTAATGCTGGGTGGGATGCTTGCAGGTACGGATCAAGGTGGCGGCGAAGTCATTACCCGTCTTTTTGAAACTGGCGAACTAGATGCGAAACAGCGGACTCTAGCAGATGGGCAAACTGAATGGACATGGACTGGACATAAGGTTGAAGAACGAAAGTTTGTTAAGTTTTATGGTATGAGTTCAGAAACTGCCAATGACAAACACTTCGGTGGTCTTAAAGATTACCGCTCTTCTGAGGGTAGAACAGTTCTTGTAGATTATAAAGGCGATGTCAAAAAAGTTGTACAGGAAATTCTTGGTGGCATAAGGTCGGCTTGTACGTATGCTGGTGCTGAAAAATTAAAACACCTTCCAAAGTGTGCTACCTTTGTTCGTTGTTCGGATACTCATACCCGGGTCTTTGAATCAAAAACTATTGGTAAGTAAACAGTTTAACAGCGGTACTCACCCACGCATTCCCACGGAAACACAATCCAAGAGGGATCTGCTGATTTGTTTATTTCCGTGGCATAATAAGAAAGTGCATTAAAAACACTTGGTGTATTATGCACAAGTGTAGCAAAGCGAACATTATTTTTCCAAACGCTGTTCCACGCGTATTCTTCATTAGGGAAACAAGATTTTTTCCAATCCTGTTGAATCCAATTTAACGTATCACCAGTATCGTTTATATCATCAATAATCAGAATGTTTTTTCTAGCACTATCATCTGGACGGTTATGATGGTTTTCATCATATATTACTCCAAATGCATCTTCCGCCATCCAGAGATTTGATTCACAATCATTGCCGTTACGAAGTGCAACTTTTAATGCTTCGCAGCGGACATTTAACATATGTGAAATTGCAGTAGCAGGGACATTGCCACCTCTCGTGATTCCAACAATATAATCTGGCAACCATGAATCTCGTGCGATTTGGTTTACAATACTTTGACATTGCCGTTCAATGTCATCCCAAGAATAATATATTTTTTTCATTGAGCGTTCTCCAAAACTTTAATTAGTGTTTATAAATTTGTATCTGTTTAAAATATGTCTAGCATCAAGTTGACAGCAACATTGGTCAGTGATAATGTTAATAGATAAAGTAAATAAAAATAAATTTCATCACAATAGACAAGCGTATATATATTTGAATCCAAAAGGAACATAAAATGGCAGCAGCCCAGAAAACAAAGCGTGTATTAAAACCAAGATCAGGCGAGACTAAACATGTAGGTGTTGAACCAACATGGGAAGTTGAGTTTGAGTCGGACAGTGAACGACGTTTGGCTGTGATTGATGCACTCAATTGGTACAATTACAATCATGATGTTAAAGAATCACGACAATGTTTAACTGAATGGCTTGAACTAAATGAACGAAAACAAGATGCACGATCCATCCGGAATTTGACAAATGATAATTTTATTCTGGCAACTGGATGGTTGGCTAGAATGGCTACACGAGGGTTTGAATTAAACAGTCACGAGATAGAGGCTATAGAATCTGTTATTACCACTGCAAAAGCAGAAAAAGAAAAAAAGATTGAAGAAGAAACAGATGAAAAAAAGAAGCCCAACATTCAAGATCGATTGAAAGAAATTGCACTTGAAGCAGGTGGCGAGATTGAAGGACTATTTGATCAAATGATTGCAGATGGTGCCAGAATGAGCGGTACCTATAAACCTATCGAGGTTTTGCAATCTCACAATGTTGTTCCTCAACAGATATCATTGATTTTGGATCATTGGCGGGAAGTTTTGAGTGAATTGCAGACGGTTCAAAGTGGCAGTGATGAAGAACTTGCTGAGGGATATAGCAATTACGGAAAAATTGATATTCGTAATATGATTAAATTTGCTGAACAAGTTATTTCAGACTGCAACAGTTATGTTCAGTTGAAGAAAAGCACCCGAACGCCACGGAAGAAAAAGCCAATTAGTCCCGAAAAACGTGTGGCTAAGTTTAAGTATTTGAAAGAATTCGCTGAACTTAATGTAAAAAGTGTATCACCAACAAAACTTGTAGATGCAACAGAAGCATGGCTATATGATACTAAGAAGCGTAAAGTAATTCATGTAGTGCCGGACCCAATGATGAAAACATTTACAGTAAAAGGGTCTTCTATTGTGGGATTTGACCCTAAAGCAAGTTGCCAAAAAACACTTCGCAAACCCAAAGAACAGTTGGCTGAATTTAAGAAGTGTAGTGTGCCAAAGTCAAGAACGTGGTTTAA